ACTATGCCATGAAGAGACACATAACTGTCATTGTTCGGATGAAGGAAAATGTTACCCCCCTCCACGAACAGAGGAATGCTCGGAGTCTTGATGTGCATCCCGATCATGGGATTCGGACTCTGTATGTCAATTCCGGCATCATACGCAATTCCTTCAATGGTGACAAACTGCGTGTTTCCCCCGATTTTCACACGTGCAAATGTCCTTTCGTTATAAAACTCAATTTGTCCGGCAGACAGATTGAAACCAACATAAGTATCTGTTGTATCCTTATAAAGAGTTTTTGAGGACAACATGCCGGAATCTATGGAAAACGGACCGATACGTCCGCTATCCGCCGTGATTTTTCCGCTGATGTCCACATTGACCGCCATGATACCGTCCGCATCAATCATGGACGCCTTGATCTTCTCGGTCAACAACAGCTTGGTGGCGATAAAAGTCCAGCTCTGTGCTACCTCCCAGTATTTTATTTTTCCCGAAGCCACATTCTGTTTGGGGTTTTCCGTCGAAACCGACGTATGCGAACGGATGCACAGGTACAGCAGGTTGTCATAAAGTACAATGTCGTAAAACTGCTGCCCTTGCTTGCCCTCCAGGTAAGACACAGACGCCCCCCATACACGCATACGCATGCGCGCTCCCTTATCTCCCTTGTCACCTTTTGGAGCAAAACTGACCTGTCCGGTTCTAGTCACCAACGGCATATCACCTCCTTATTCCTTGGTTGTGATGGTCCATGCCACGTTGCCTCCTGCCTGCTGGCACATGTCCCAAGTACACGTGCCGGAAGTGGCTGCTGTACCGGAAGTAGACGGGTTAAGGACTACTCCTGCACTGTCCATGAACACGAAATAGAAAGTCATGTCCTTGTACTTGGTGGTACTCCCACGCTTGACCAGAATGGGCTTATAGACCACCGTGTCACCACTTTCCCGGATGGTCTCGTCCTCGGGCGTGGGATTCAGGATCAAATCAAACGGATCGGACGCATCCATTACGGACTGCGTGTCCTGACCGATGAGCTTGCCGCCCTGGTACACCTCCACTCTGAACACACCTGTCGTGTCAACCATATCGTTGGTGACGGACAATGTCTGTGTGGTCTTTCCGCTCAGCACGCTCCACGCACCGTTGACCTGGTTGTACCACTTGTACGCCAGTCCGGTAGTGATCTCGTCACTGCCCATGCGCGCTACGGCTTTCAGAATGCAGCTCTGCCCTTTGTCCCGAAGGGTAAAATACTTGTTGTCACCGGCAATGATCGTCACATGCTTTTGGTTTCCGACCCCCTTGGTGATGGGGATGCTATAGACGAACTGGACGGTGTCGCTGGTATTCCCAACGGTCACGGTGGCTTCACCCTTGATGGTACAAGAGGCCGCTCCGCTCGCCTTGACCAGATTCTTGACGATCTGCAATCCGTAGTAATCCGTCGTACCGGGCTGGTAAGGGATAAACTTGAAATGTCCCGTCTCACCGCCAAACGTGTTGGTGGAAACATTGCCCGAGAACTTGATCTCGACATCATTGAAATACCATTTCATGGAGGAAGGAACCACCAGCCCTTCCGCCACCCGCGAAGAGGTGAGAATGAAGGACAAGACGGGCTTGAGCGAAGCGAAATCCGGTGCGATGTTCGTCGGCGCGGACGCTTCGCCCATATACTCCTGATACAGATCTCCCTGGTTACACTGGATGGCAGGCATGTATACGCCGCCCTTTTGCGAAAATATGACCTGTCCGGTCGCGCTGGCCAAACTCATGACGCTCCTCCTTCCCCGGTCGTTTCCGTACTATCCGTGCCTTCGGAGCTTTCGGTGTTGTCCTCCCCCCAAGAGGCAGGTGTGAATACTTCGACGGGATGGTCCGTACCGTCTATCTCTTCTTTCGCCGCCTGCGGGGTCAGGCAGATGCCGCCCGCTTCCCTGGCCCTGTCAAATACCGTGTCGCCGGGGAAACGTGCCACGTCCGCCTGCCACAATAATACATTGCCATCCGCTGTCCTGTTGCGGATATCGGTCAGATGCAACCGGTCGGCAACCTCCTTCGTTACTTTAATGTAAAATGCCATACTACTATTGTTTTTAATGTTATCCAAATTTTCTTACTACTACCGCCTTGCCCCCCTGTGTGAGCACCTTGCCGCCTTGTGTCAGCGCCACGTAAGGGCCTCTGTCCTCCACCTCCAGCTTTAACATCATGCCGTTGCTGAAAGGTATCCTGGGAGAGTATCCGTCGGCAACCTTGGCATATCCGGCATCTCCGCTCTTCTTGACGTACCAGTGGCAGTTAAACATGGCGGATGGATTCGGGATAACCCCCATGGTATCCCGAATGACGGGTCTGGGAAAGATGGCGTAAGTCCCATCCGGAACACCCGTAGGTACGCCCTCCCAGTCGGCTTCAATCTTCGGAATCCTGCGGCGTATCACCGTAGAGACTGCCGGGTCCGATGTGCCCGGGGTTGATGCCGGAGTCCCGGAAGCCGCATAGGTGGCCTTGCAGACAATCGTGATGTCATCACCTATATAATTGCGGTCAATCTTATATACATTCTTGTTCAGTGATACAAACTCCCAGTCGTTGTCACCCGCTCCTGTGGTTATCGCCTCCAGCGCTCCCGTAGACAACAGACGGTACCAGAAGAACTTGCATTTGCCCGTAGCCGTCACGTCCGTGTCGCCTACCATCAGTTTAGCCGTGATGGTCTGTGCGGTGATGTCACGCACCGGGTTCCAGTCCAGCGTGGACGGGCTGTCTATCGTCAATACGGGGATCGCATCCGTACCGTCAACCGCGCGGACAAGACGGCTCATCTGAAAAGTAAACAGCTGTCCGGTACGTGTGTCGGCATATTCCGCGTAAAACTCCAGCGTGACGGGTTTTAGGACGGTGACATTTTTTTTCATTGTGATCTGTCCCTTGCTGTCACCGGACTCCGTAATGCTGTAGCCTGTGTTTGTCGATGTGATAAGTGTGCGTGTGGTTCCGATGCGCTCGTACCACTTCATGTTGGTCAGCCTGGAGTTGACCGCCCCGATTTTAGTCACCGCTTCCGGATCGGTGGCGTTGCACCGCGGAAACAGGACCAGCGGTGTCAGCGTATAGTCCGGAGTGTATTCAGCTTTGTCAGCCTGGTAGACCTGCATGTCCGGCACGCTGCCCACCACCTCGATGTTACAACTGGTTTGTAACAGCCGGTAGTTGATTTCTATTTTTCGTTGCTTTGTTGCCATTGTTCCTATTAATCATGATTTTTGTGAGGTAAAGGCAGACTCCGATAAGGCGTCTTATATACCTGTAATCGTCAATATATGCCCCAAGTGTCGCTATGTAGCACACTTTAATTTGAGGCAAGACTCTCTTCTTGAAAATCTAATTGTACAAATTCTTTCACTGAATGTTCTCTCCGAAGTGTTGCAGCACTCTTGGGGAGAACTTTCTTTTTGCACAAACCTTACTTTTTTTACTAATACTTTACCCATAATCTTATATTTTTAAAATGTTACAAAATTCTCCGCCACTTCAAACTGCTGCCCGTCACGCAATAACGCCTGTGCTTTAAACGTACACACCCGCATGTTGGTATAATTCGGTCCAAGATCATCTATCGTCAGAGGAAGATTTTTCCCGGCGCCGGCACGCTTCACCGCCCATGCGTTATCTTCTGATACATTCCCGGTATCACGCGTCCAGCTCACATCAGCGTCAAGTATATGATCTGTCACGTCACGGTTGTACAGCTTGCCGGTAATATATAGCGTTGTGGAAAAAGTCTCGATATCAAAATACCACCCCTTTGTGCTGCCGATCTCTATCGTAAATTCCGGGTTCCCTTCCAGCATCGCCCATCCGGCCGCCGCATATTGCGGTTCGTCGGCTGTTCCCGTCATCAGGCACTTCCATTTGCAGCCGTAGTGCCAAACCGTGTCCGCCCGCTCCTGCGTATTGGTGTAAGGATTGTCAGAGGACGCGACTTCGGCCGACCAAAAGCCACGGTCCACCAGTTCCTGTACGGGCAGTCCCTGCCAGTCCACCCGGTAAAGCTCACCGAAGATGCCGGCACGGGCGAATATGTACGAGTGCTTATAGTTGACGGGGAGATTGTCAAACAAATCCAAATTGGGCAAACGCCCCAATATCATGTAATAGTTGTTCTGTTCCAAGACAGGCTTCGTTACTCCTTCCAGCCAGACAAGACATTTATCCGTGGTGGCGGACAAATACCAGTAGCTTTGCCTGTCCTCATTGAAGGCGTTTCCTCTTCTGGTAATGATCGTCAACTCTGTGGGAGGATAGTTTTTACCGCCCGGCACCTCACTGTCCGGGTATGACAACACCGAGATGGAGTTGGCCGGGACATTCTTGGACAGCACGCGCATCCACGAGGCGTAATACTCCCCCGTTGAAAAGAGGTTGTTTACAATCCCGTACACTATATCACCCTCCTGGAATGCGGTGAAGTCATTCTCCCAGCGCTTGCGCAATTTCAGGGTATAAGTTCCGTCGCTCTCTAAAGCCACGGACTCAATGACTCCGTTCTCGGAATATGAGGTGTCGCCTTCCTGTGCGTTCAGACGGTTATAGATGATTTCCTTGAACACTGCGGAGCCGCGTACCTCAAGACGCTCGAACTGACCGCGCCCGTCAGGATAGATACCGGCACCTTTACCGGCAATCATGGAGTCGATGAACTTGCCGAACTTCAATAAGAAATTTGTTCCGTCCGCTTGATCCTTACGAAGGAACATTACTAAGGAGCGCAATGCGGAATACACGTTATGGTCTGTCGCAGGGGTGGAGTCGTGGCTTCCGATCACATACACACCGCTGCCACCATCGCCCGTATAGGTCTGTCCCTTTAGGGTAAGGCTCTCAACCTTTTCCTCCAGCTCCCCGATACGAGAATAGGCGGCGGTTTCCCCGACAGTATATATAGGGGAATCATAAGCTAAATCAAGATTGAATTCAAATCCGATAACCCTTGACTGCCTTCCGTTCTCGAAATAAGCCTTGTTGATAAGGTTGACCTTTTGACCGATGCTGTAGAGGTTGTGAATGCCATCCTCACGGTATGCGTCATTTGACATCATCGTGCAGCCATAGGTACTCGGGTCTATCTTGGATTTGGCAGCGTACTTTTCAGTCTTTTCCTTCAGCTCCTGCTCGGCGGCACCCACAAGCCCAAGTTCGGTTATTTTCGTGCTGTCCCAGCCGGAAAGCACATATTCATCTCCATCCTGGGGAAAGAGTACATCACCGGGAAGCGGTCTGCCATAGTCCTCATTCCTGACTATCTCCCAAAGCTGTGCCTCAGGGTTCCATCCGCCATCCTCCAATTTCTCCGGCTTTCCCTCAGGATTGAACTTCACGGCGAACTCCAAACCGTTGAGAAGCCCGGACGCGAAACGTATCCTCAGCTCCTGACCGGGGAGGATATATTTCTCGGAAAAGTTAACACCCGTGTCCCTAAAGCGGTAGGCATTCCATTTTTCCTCGGTGGTTGTACCGTCCTCATTCTCCACCTTGTCCGTCACTTCGATAGTGGTGACATCCGACATGATGCCCGTTCTTCGGGGATAGACTTCATCGAAGATAACCACCTGCTCGACGGCTTCCTCGGTAGTCATATCAGGATAAGCGTCAATGTAAGGAGTGCCTTCGGGAAGCATCAGCCTGCGCTGCACCACGCCGTTCACAACCACGGTCTCGTCAATGGGGCGGTAGTCTGCCGGTATGTTACGGGTGGAACCAAAAGCGTAGATACGGGTGGCATAGGTGGACTGGGATTCTGACTGTGACATTTCCTGCACGTTTTTCCCGATCTCGAAATCCACCGCGTCACCGGACTCACAACGCCCGAAATGGATGATGTTTTCAGTCACCCAACATTCGCAATCCCATTTCTTCGCCATCTCAAAACAAGCGTCAAGGATGTTGATGTTGTCGTAACTCATCAACTGGGACTTGTTTTCGACTGTGGAATCAATGGAGAAAACAAAATCTTGTCCTTTATACGCATAACCAAGAGCTTTCAGATTTCTAAGGACTATACCGGCTTGTACGTCAAGCGGGGCGGTCAGGTTCCAGGACGCCTCCTGTCCGGTCGTCTCCGGGGTATATTTGAAGATTTTGTTTTTCCATTTCCAGTAATAGGCATCAAGTCTTAATTCGTAATCGTAGCCGGCGGTATTGGTGTTGAATGCGGGCTTCTGCAAGTCGCACACCTCGAACAATCCGAAGTTACATTCCACGTATGAGCCAAGTTTGAAATATATGGGATTATCCAAGGAGAACTTTAACATGATGTAATCCTCCTTCATCAGAGTGAACTTACGCTTGCAGCCTTCATTGATCAGAGTTGTAAGCTGGATAGCACCGGATATGTCTTTGATGTCGATTTGTTCCATGTCTTCAAAGTTCGGGGATAAAAAAAAGAGTGCCCAATTT